ACCCCTTGATTTGATAGATATCGAACCAGGCGTGTGAATCATTAGTATAGGATCTGAATCTGGACTATTTGTTGGAACCTTGTAGGTTTTCAACTTGTGTTCGTCTTTCACTCGCAAAACGACTGGCCTTTTTTCATTAAAAAAATACGGAAACTCATTTTTCAATTCCTGTTCTGCCCACTCTGGAACATCTACAGCTTGGTTGTTGCTTAGATCAAATAACATATTGTTTTATTTTTTGTTTGTATGAAAACCGGGAGAAGTTCCCCCCTCCCGGTTTTGAATTTACTAAGATTAGGCTGTGAACAAACCGTATTTGTTAGCGTTTACAAACTTGTAAGCTACTTCAGATACGATGTGAACACCGAGTTGCCATACGTCAGTCTTGTTAGCTGCCGCACGACCACCTGTTTGCCACATATTCATGAATGCACCTGGCTTATGGCATACACGGATATACTTACCCATGTTACCAATACCATCGTCAACAGCTCCATTGGTACTCAATGGAATGAAGAACGCATAGTTTTTCCAAGCGTTATCAGCCGCAGTAGCGCCAGCACCAAACATGGTTGGGTTGTCGAAGATGCCCATACGAACAAACGCGAAGTTCTTGTTGTTGAACACGAGGTTGTTGAATGAGAACGTCTTGCTCATCAAATCAGCGTAAGCGCCTTCACCCCAGAAGGTTTTTTCCATCTGAACCTTGTTAACTTGCACGTTAAAGTTCAAAGGGTTCAAGTTAGTTGCGCCAGGCTGACCAATTCCAAACAAGTTCTGCTCCATCAATGACTGCATATAACCGCTTGCCCAAACCATGTAGTTCTTTACAGAACCATCCTGTGAAGTCAAGGCGGCTTCCATTGCATAGAAATCAGTAGCGTCAGGAGTACCACCGGTTGGAACAACTGTGTTTAAACCACCACCGTTACTAGCAGCACCAGATTGGTTGTTACGAATCGCATTCTCCAAACCTTGAGTAGTTTGGAATGAAGTAGCACCAATAGTAGTGTTAGTAGTAGGTGCGCCAGTAAAGAAGGTGTTTACTAAAGCAACTTGGTGTTCACGCTGCAAATAGATAATGTCGCGTGAGTTAGAGTATGGAGTCTGAACTCCGTTCTCCAACTGTGAGTACCAAAGTTGGTTGTAAAGCGCCTCTGAACTAGAAGTGGTGTCGTTACGGAAAGTCTGCAAGAATGAAGTCTTTACTGTATCGAATGTGAACTTAGAAGGATAAGCACCACCGTTTTCAGGAGCTGAATTACCAACATAATACATTATTCCGTTAGGAGCAGCTGAACCAGCGATAACCAATGGAACCATTGTAAGGATAAGGGCAGTAGCGTCCTTAGCTGTGATTTGATACAATTCACCAGTAGCTGCGCTTTTCCAAATGTCACCTACATTAGGCCAAGAATAAGCAACACCGTTAATGGTTTGAGCGCCCGCAGTCATGGTTACTGTGTATGGACCAGGAGCTGCACCAACGCCGGTTACAGTAATCGGAGCCTCCATACGAGTTAATTCAAACCAACGAACACGAGGGTTCTTCGCGATTTCGCGGTTACCTACTGCGTTCATGATTTGGTTCATCGCATCGAAATACTCATCACCAAAGGGAAGATATGCTACTGCATCGAAGTCTTCCATGATAGCATCCCAGTTATTCTGGATGCCACCGAATGTCATGCCACCATTGCCCGCTGCCGATATCGACAACGGATTAATGACGGGACTCTGTACAAATGCCATTTTATTAAATTTTTTTAATGGTTAATTATGATTTTAGCGTCTGTGATGGGAAGGGAATACCGCGCTCCATGAGATCTCTTTGAGCAGGGCTTAATCCCTTCGTATCAGCAGCCGTTTTGCCTACACGGTTCGGCGTTTTAGGCTGACCGTTGTAGACTTCTTTTACCACCTTTTTTTCGGTTTCTGCAATAAGCGACTTGGCTATTTGAACTCCTAGATCCCCAGACTGAACCTTATGAATGAGGATTTGGTTCGACAACCATTCACGTACCGCTTGCTTCCCTTCCTTTGTGGTAGTATCAAAGGCTTGACCTAAATAACCTGCATACTGCGACTTCAAAATCGAATCGATCTCTTCGTTTGAAACTTTTAACGAAACTTCCGAATCGCCGAATTTGTAGGGGACCTCCTTTAGCTGCTTGGCGTAGGACTCTGCCTCGGCAAGTGCTATAGTCTGTCTTTCCGCAATCTGTCTTTGACTTTGGCTCTTTAGCTCTTTTGCAAAGGTAAAAGGATTTTTAACGGTTTCAACATCTTTTTTAGTCTTTTCAATCATTTCTATTGCATCGATTGCATCAGACTTCAAAAGGGCTGTAGCGTAATACTCACCTTCACCTAAGTTATATTTTTCACGAATGGCTTCCTCGATAGTCGATTGGCCAAGACGCTTGAATTTATCTGGATTCTTTACAGCCTCAGCAAGCACCAAGGCCTTGAGAGGATCTTCCATCAAACTGTCCGCTGTAGAAGATACAATTTGATTGGCAATTGTGGAATTAATTCCCTTCTTGCCAAAAGCTACCATTGTCTTAGCCTCCTCAATACCACCAAACGGATCGTCCGCTTCTTGGAGCAAAGCAATTCCCTCTTCAATATCTTTCTGCTTTTCAGCCAACTCCTGTGCTAAACTTTTATAAGAACGGAGTTGTTCGAACTCGGTCTTAAATGAGTCTTCGCTGTCGTACCCGTAAGCGGAAAACCACGGCGAATCTACCGGGTTAACCTCTTCGTTAACTTGTTCGTTTACTTGTTCTGCTACTTGATCGTTTACTTGATCGTTCACTTGTTCGTTTTGATTTTCTAATTCGTTCGTTTCCATATGTTTTATACTCTACCTGTGATTTCGTTTCCTAATTCTGACTCTAGTTGTGCTTCGAGTTGTATCTCTTGTAGCGCTTGCTGACCCTTGAGAAGTTGAACTTGATAGTTTGAGTCAGCCTTAATCTTAGCAAGCTGCTGTTCCTTCATAAGTTCCATGTTAGCCATCTCGCGCTGCTTCATGATTTCAATCTGAGCAAGCTGCATCGCGGTTTCACGCTTGGCTTGCTCGGTCATCATGGCTGACTGCTGCTGACCTTGTATTGTCTGTTGGAGCATCATCTGAGCGTGTTGTTCCTCACGCTGACGAGCTTCAGTTTCCTCGGTTGCCATAAACCAAAGAGCCTCATCTACATCCCCGTTCTTTAGCATTTGAGCCACGCGCTCTACGCTTGATGGGCTGAGAAGAACCGCTCCATCCTTGGTTGGCATCTGAGACATTTGCATGGCTCGTTGCAGAATGGCGCTCTTTTCTTTTTCATTTGGAAGAACCTTGCATGAAATAGCGAGTTGATCCAATGACAACCCCTCAATATCGTCAAGAGCGTTTATCATCGTTTCCCCAATAATACTTTCATAAAACTCCCGAATCTTCGGGTCATACTCAATATCTATTCGTGCCTGATGAATAATTCTCTCGCCAAGTTTCTGTTTGAACTGACGTTCAGACTCTCTAAGGGGCCAGTTAGCGTGGTTTCCTGCAATATAATCTGCCTCCATCACCCCCACTAAACGCTCTGCTGATTGGTCTGGACTTGCTGCCATTGCGTCTGGAATACCCATCAGATCCTTAATCATCATTTGGATATTGGCTATCTGAGATAACCATTCTTGACCTTGTGGACCAAGACCATTATCCATTTCAGTGAGTGGCTGCGAAACGTATTTACCGGTCGCTGCATTAAACTTAGTGGCAACAATCTGAATACCGTTTTGACGGTGGATGTGCATGAGGTCGAACAAGTCGTACTCTACACCTCCAATCTTAATGTTAGCGGCTTCACCAACATCAATTCTATATCCCTTTGGAGCAGCAGCCCATACAGCTGCGCGTAATTTCAATACCGCAAACATCAAGTCGTCGAGCAATCCTTTAACACTGCGTGTAGGAGATTGACCATTGATACGGTGAATAACATACGAACTCATCGGAGACAAACCCTTTTGCATTTGGTTTGGCTTTTTTTTCCATTCGTAAATCTTATCCTGTCCAGTTCCTGAAATGATGTAAGAACCCTCGTACCAATAATTACAAGACACCTCGTCATAAGTGTCGTTTGGATTCTTTTTCTTCTCGTCTACCGGTTTGTTGTTTCGGATATAGTTGCCGTATCCCTGCTTGTTTACCCGCTCTACATACTGCTTATAGTCTGTAGACAGGTATTCAAATTTCAATACGTAAACCTTAAAATCCATCCAAACCCAACGGTTCGTGGTTGAGTCTTTACGTTCAAAAGCCCATTGAGGGATCGTTGACACGCTTGTTTGATAGGGAACGTAAGACTTGGCCATTGCTTGAATCTGAGCCTCTGTAAAG